ATGCAGTTTGACTTTGATCCTAGCATCCGTGGTGATCTTGAGATTAACGCATCTGGTACTGAGAGCTTGATGGCTAACGAAGTTCGTAGCCAGCGTCTTATGCAGTTCCTTCAGGTTGCACAGAATCCTGTGCTTGCACCCTTTGCTAAAATGGATTATATTATCCGTGAGATTGCTAAGAGTATGGACCTTGACCCTGATAAGGTCACTAACTCCATGCAGGACGCAGCTATACAAGCGGAGCTTCTTAAGGGCTTCCAAGCGCAGCCTGCGCCTGCTGCAGCGCCGGGAGTTGCTGGCCCTCAAGGTCAAGGCCCACAAGACGTAGCGGATACGTCAGGCGGCGGTGGCTCACAGATTGGCATAGGCACTGCGCCTACTCCGGGTGAACAAGGATTTACTGGTAATGTCGCTTAAGACAATCGTAAACGACAAAGAAGTATATGATGCCTTTTTGGAGGTGCTAGACGAGTACATTGCACTAGAGCATTCTCGTCTAGTATCTGCCGATAATGTAGTAGACTTGCATCGTGCACAAGGGGCTGTTAACGCCTACAAGAAACTAAAGCACTTACGGGAGAAGGTTAATGGCCCTAGAAGATCAGACTGAGGCTGTGTTTAAGACAAGCCGTGTAGACCCTGTGTCTGGCAATGACGTACCTACTGGGGCTATGCCTGAGGAAGTACGTGATGACATCCCTGCTCAGTTGAGCGAGGGTGAATACGTTGTACCTGCAGACGTAGTGCGTTACTACGGCGTTAAGTTCTTTGAAGACCTGCGCTCAGAAGCTAAGATGGGCTGGACTGACATGGAACGTAAAGGCCGTGTAGGCGGTGAGCCTACTGGCATGGAAATCATTGAGCCTGAAGATGGTCTTCCGTTTGATGTCTCTGAGTTGGAAACTACTGACGCTCAGCCTGCAGGCTTTGCAGAGGGCGGCGATGTTACGTTTCCCTCCTTTGAAGAGCTTATCAACCAAGACGTATATACGTATGTAGAGTACGCTAACAATGAAGGACGTACACTACTGGTGCCTTTCTTTAGAGGCCAGCCTATGTCTGTAATTCCTGAGGGCTATACTCCTGCAGGACAACAGGTTGAAAAGGCTACTCAAACAGATAGAGCAGACGTAGTAGACGGTGAAGCAACCCCCTCACAACAGCAAGTCCAAGCTGCACGGCCTAAAGCTATTGACTACGCTTCGCTGTCTATTGACCAGCTTTCCAAGATGGTAGAAGACCAAACTAAGTTTGGAACAGATGATATTGTATCTATTGGCATTGGACTTATTAATCCTATCTTCGGGCTTATCATTAAGGGTGCCATGATGGCACAAGCTAAACAAGTAGAGCGTGAGCTTGAAAGACGCTTAGAGGATCAGAGCTTAACTCAAGAGGATAGAGCCGCCTTAACTAACCTGCTTGATGTAGCACAGCAAGACAGGCCCGGATTGTTCAGCCGCCTGTTAACAGCATTCAAAGGTGAAGACAAAGAAGATATCGTTAGTGCAGAGCCTAGCGCAGTAAACGCAGCAGTTGAAGAGGCTATGGCTTCCTATACTCCAGCTACTACTAGTGTAAAGTCTGAGCCGCCTACGGCAACGTCTATCCCTACGTATGACATTAAGACTACTTCTCTAATGCCTGTAACTGGTAAAACTCTAGAGGAAGTTCTAGCGCAACCCGTTCCACAACAAGCTCCTAAAGCTGAAATACAGGAGTTAACTGGAAAGCCAGACTATGCAGAAAGAAGCAGAAGGCACAAGGCACTTAGAGCTTCCCTTGTAGCGCCAGAGAAAACAGAGCAAGTTGTAGCTGCTGCAGAGAAACAACTAGCGACACCAGAAGACATTCAAGCTATTCGTGATGAAGGCGATAGAGTTAGATCAGTCCTTGAGTCTAGGGGTAGAGGTACTACTAGTATTGGCTTCTCAAAAGGTGGACTTGCAAGTAAAAAGAAAAAGAAGTAAAATAGCTTCCGTAGAATAATAAGGCTACCCGGCTGTATAGCTGGCCCCAACATAAGGACTAGATATGAATACTGCAACTACTACAGACTCTAGAGTACATAATAGACTTCAAGCTAAGATTGCCAGAGAAGAAGCGGAGCTTAAAGCTTTGCTTGAAAGTAACGCAAGTGAAACAGACGAAGAAGAAGAACAGTCTGAAAGTGAGGAATCTGCCAGCAAAAGAGTTGAGGCAGAACCCACAGTTTCGCCTGAAGATAGTACCAAACAAGAAAAGGCTACAGAAGCTGAAGCACAAGAAGACGATGTTAAGCTGAGTGCAGAAGAACGTACCTTCAAGCAACGCTATGGTGATTTACGCAAGCATCAACTTGCTAAAGAAGCAGAGTTTAAAGAAGAGCTTGGCAAGCTTAAGCTTCAGCTAGAGAAGGCTACGAAGAATGAGTTGGTTCTACCTAAGACTTCGGAAGAAGTAGAGGCTTGGGCTAAGAAGTACCCTGACGTAGCTGCTATCGTTGAAGCTATTGCAGACAAGAAAGCCTCTGAAAGAGCCAGCGATCTAGATGTGCGACTGCAAGAGATTGAGTCTATGCGTTTGCAAGCTAAGAAAGAAAAAGCAGAAGCTGAACTTCTTGGCTACCACCCTGACTTTGTAGAGATTCGTGAAGACGATGCATTTCATGAGTGGGCTGAGACACAGCCTAAGTGGGTGCAAGATGCACTCTATGAGAACACTGATGACGCTAAGTCTGTAGCTCGTGTGATTGACTTGTATAAAGTTGACGTTGGTATTAAGACAGCTAAGAAAGCATCAAGCGATAAGTCTGCTGCTTCCTCTGTTAAGACCCGTAGTACTACTAAGCCTGAGGCAGATCAAGCGAGTAAGTACTTGTCGGAATCACAAGTAGCAAAGATGTCTATGAAAGAATACGAGAAGCGCCAAGAAGAAATCTTTGAAGCGCAACGTACTGGTAAGTTTATTTACGATATGAGTAAAAAGTGATTGACAATACTCAAATAGTAAGTAAAACTATAGCATATACACAGTAGTGTATGCTTATCGGGCGGGGAGTGTGATAATTGCAGCCTCGCCCACCTAGCACTCCTGCCACTAAAAGAACTACCTCTGAATAAAGGCCCAGCGCATTACAGGACGGCCATCCTCATATGCAAAGCTGACTACCCTTACATTAAGAGCCTCTTTCATCGTGGATATGCGTGTCTATTAATTTTGCCATATCATCATGAAAGGAACATAACATGGCATTTACTGCAGAAGCCGCATGGGGTAACCTCCCCAATGGCAACTTCTCCCCGACTATCTTTAGCAAACAAGCTCAGCTTGCTTTCCGTAAAGCTGCTGTTTGTAATGCTATTACTAACTCGGACTACATGGGTGAAATCTCGGCTCAGGGCGACACTGTTCGCATCATGAAAGAGCCGGATATCACTGTTAACACTCTTAAGCGTGGTACTCAAATCTCCGCTCAAGACCTCGTTGACACCGACTTCCAGCTTGTCGTTGACAAAGCTAACTACTTTGCCTTCAAGATGGATGACATCGAAGAAGCTCACTCGCACATTGACTTCATGCGTCTTGCCACTGATCGTGCCGCCTACAAGATGGCCGATAAGATGGACGAAGAAGTTCTCGGCTACCTGTCTGGCTATGCTGGCGGTGCTGGTTCGTGGGCTGTTAACACGACTGTCTCTGGTACTAAAGCCAACTCGAATGCTGGTTCTGACGAACTTCTTACTGGCAACAAGCTTGACGCCACTGACTTCGGCAACCTGACTATTGCTGCTACTGCGACTGCTGGCGACTCGATCCCGCTTGCTCCTCGCTTTGGTGGTGCCACTGCCGCTTCGACTACAACTGTTTCGCCGCTCTCGGTTATTGCTCGTATGGGCCGTATCCTTGACCAGAACAATGTTGATACTCGTGGCCGTTGGCTGGTTGTTGACCCGGTGTTTGTCGAGATGCTCAAAGATGAAGACAGCCGTGTGCTGAATGCTGACTTCGGTGGTGCTGGCCTTCAGAACGGTCTGATCCTGAACTCGCTGCATGGCTTCCGTGTCTATGTCTCGAACAACCTGCCGTACCTCGGCACGGGTTCGGGTACTTCGGGCACTTCGTCTCAGCAGGCTAACTACGGTGTTCTCGTTGCTGGTCATGACTCGGCTGTTGCTTCGGCTGAGCAACTGACCAAGACCGAAACCTACCGTGACCCGGATGGCTTCGCTGATATCGTTCGTGGTATGCACCTCTATGGCCGCAAGATTCTGCGTCCTGAGGCTCTTGTCACTGCGAACTACAACGCTGCCTAATATCACTGAGGAAGGGCTGGCTTCGGCTGGCCCTTTCTTGCCTTGTGAAACTTATACATAGGACATCCCAAGATGGCTATTACAACTGCTATGTGCAACAGCTTCAAGCAAGAGCTTCTTGGGGGTGTTCACGATCTTGATACAGATACTCTAAAGATTGCTTTAATCAAAGCGTCTCCTACTGGCACTTACGGTGCTGCAACAACTAACTACTCTGATATTACTGGTAACAGTGACGAGACTATCGGGACAAACTACACGGCTGGGGGTCAGGTTCTAGACACTCCTGTTATTACACTTGATAGTGGTGTTGCCTTTGTAGACTTTGCAGACGAGATTTTTTCGGATGCTACCATGTCTGCTGATGGTGCCCTGATTTATAACGCAAGTAAAGCAAATAGAGCCATTGCAACATTTGACTTTGGTGGTACAGTTACTTCTACTAGCGGTGACTACACTATTGTATTCCCTTCCGCAACATATACAGACGCAGTTATTCGTATTGAATAATCTTTAGGAAGTATTAAATGGCTCTTATTATCAAAGATAGAGTTAAAGAAGGTACAACAACTACAGGCACTGGCGACATCACTCTCGCTGGTGCTGCTGTTCGTTTTAAACCCTTTAACTCTTTTATGGTAGATGGTGACACAACCTACTACGCTATTTTTCATACGGGTAGTGGCATTGACGAGTGGGAAGTTGGCCTTGGCACTTGGAACACAGGCAATACGCTTTCTCGTACTACTGTCTATACAGGTACAAATGGTACATCTGCTGTAAACTTTAGTGCTGGTACTAAAGAAGTCTTTATGACATATGCTGCAGACCCTGCAGTTTTTAAAAATGCTGATGGAAGCCTAAGCCTACCAGATGATCTTTCTGTAGTTGGCGATTTATCTGCTACTAATGCTACGCTCTCTACTACAAGATATACTGCAATCGCTAATGCAAGTGCTCCTACTTATCAAGAAGGTAATATATATTATGATAGCGATGTAAAAGGGCTTGTAATACAAACAGCAAATAGTGACTTTGATGTAGCTATAGGTGAGCGTGAGTGGGTTAGATGTCGTAACTCCTCTGGTGCAACTATATATAAAGGCCAGCCTGTTTATTCTACTGGTGTGCATATTGCTGGTCATGCTATTCATGGTCATCATCCTACAATTCAACTAGCTGATGCTAGTGATCAAAATAAAATTAACGTTCTTGGATTAGCTGCACATGATATTTCCAACGGTGCTCATGGCTACGTAATTTCCAGAGGTTATATTGATAATATTGATACCAGTGCTCTTACTTCTGGTACACGTATTCACTTAGGGTTTGCTACACCCGGAACGCTTATTGATGAAGCGCCATTCTATCCTAACTTTCCCATTGATATAGGCATTTGTTTAACCAGTAATGCTTCAACTGGTACTATTTATATTGATAGACAATCACATTCTTTTGAGACATTGCGTATTTTTTCAGATGCACGTGTTGACAATAACTTAACTGTTGGAGGAGACTTTACAGTTATTGGTAGTTCATCTGTAGTTGGTACCACTAACTTAGAAGTAGCCAATAACTTTATCTACCTAAACTCTGGTGATACTATTGGTGAAACTGGAACTAGCTTCAGTGGAACTGGTCTTGATGATGGCTCCTTAGTAGGCCATTATGAAGGCACATCCACAACTACTTATTATGTAAAGATTGATAGTGTTGGTGGTGGAACTGGTGGTGTTGATACTTTTGCATGGTCAACGGATAACTTTTCTACAACTATTGCAAGCGGTATTGATTTAAGCACTGCTCCAGTTTCATTATCAAATGGTATTTCTGTTGAGTGGGTTGCTACTTCAGGACATACACTAGATGATATATGGTCAGGAAGTGCATCTCCTGTTAACCTTGATGTTGCTATTGTAGGTAATAGAAACACAGGTACTTCTGGCGTTGGTTACACACATATGGGTGTGTTCTTTGATATTACAGATGAAAAGTGGAAACTCTTTTCTGCCTATGACCCTAAACCTGTAAGTTCTATTGATACGCTGGATTCGTCTTTTGTTTTAGGCTCTTTAGTTGTTAGCGGTGTTGAAGGTGATCTTACTGGAAATGTAACTGGTAATGTTACAGGTAATGTTAGCGGTAGTTTAACTGGTGATGTTACAGGTAATGTAACAGGTAATCTTACTGGAAATGTAACAGGTAATGCTGATACAGCCACTAAACTTGCTACTGCACGTACTGTACAACTCTCTGGTGACGTTACTGGTAGCGCCACTTTTGATGGTTCAGCCGACATTAACATTACAGCTACAGTTGGTGATGACAGCCATGCTCACATTATCTCTAACGTGGATGGCTTGCAAGCTGCACTTGATGCTAAAGTAGATGATACAACTACTATTACTGCTGGCACTGGTCTTACTGGTGGCGGTGATCTTAGTGTAAACAGAACGCTGGCACTTGATACGACATACACTGATGGTCGCTACGTGAATGCAACTGGCGATACTATGTCTGGTGATCTTACTGTGCCAAATCTTATTACTGCTGGTAACGTAGACGGTCGTGATGTTTCTGTTGATGGTGCTAAACTAGATGGCATTGAGGCTGGCGCAACTGCGGATCAGACTGCTGCTGAGATAAAAACGGCATATGAGAGTAACACAAATACCAATGCCTACACCGATGCAGAGAAAACTAAACTTGCAGCCATTGAGGCTGGCGCTACTGCTGACCAGACTAAAGCGGATATTGATGCTTTGGGTATTGCTGCTTCTACTGCGGCTACACTTGCTACTGCTCGTAATATCGCCCTCACAGGGGACGTAACTGGCAGTGCCAACTTTGACGGTTCTGCTAACATCAGCATCACGGCTACGGTCGCTGATGATAGCCACAACCACACTATCGCCAATGTTGATGGCCTACAGACTGCACTGGATGGTAAGTCAGCAACGAGCCACAACCACACGCTCGACAGCCTCTCCAACACGACCATCACCAGCAACACATCTGGTGAAATACTCAAGTGGAACGGCTCTGCGTGGGTCAATAACACGCTGGCCGAGGCTGGTATTCAGCCTGCTGGCAGCTACCTGACGGGCAACCAAACCATCACTCTGTCCGGTGACGCCACTGGCTCCGGCACTACGTCCATCGTGGTGACGGTGGCCGACGATAGCCATAATCACATTATTGCAAATATTGATGGCTTGCAGACTGCACTGGACGGAAAACAAGCCAGCGGATCATACCTTACAGATGGCGGATCACACGGAACTGTTACTCTCAGCAACTGGTTCCGCTCAAGTGGGCAAACAGGCTGGTATAATGCTAGCTATACTGGCGGTATTTATATGACCGACAGCACATGGGTCAGGACATACAACAACAAAGCCCTTCACGCCGGAAACAAAGCTGGCTCTGCGGCCTCAGGGAATGACACATCTCAGCTTCAAGTTCAGAATGCTGGCGGAACTGGCGATGGCGATGTTGCTGCAATTAGCTATCACTGCTCTGGTTATTATGGCGCAAAGCAACATCTTCGCCATGATGGATACTTTGGCGTAGGCGGATGGTCAGCATCGGCTTGGCGTTGGTATGTGTATCTTCCAAACGGCGACATGACTACTGCTGGCAACGTCACAGCCTACTCGGATGTAAGGCTGAAAGAAGACATTACACCACTTGAAAACAGTTTAGACAAAATCAAGTCGCTCAATGGTGTCCGGTTTAAGTGGAAAGACTTGCCAGACGTTGTTGGCTCTCCAAACAAAATGGACTTTGGCGTTCTTGCCCATGAGGTTGAGGCTGTCGCTCCAGAGGTTATTTCGTCAAGCCCGCACATTAGCCCCGATGGCGACCCGTATAAAACTGTTGCATACGACAAGCTGGTGCCTCTGCTCATCGAAGCTATCAAAGAGCAGCAAACTCAGATTGACGAACTAAAAGCTAAACTTGAGGCACAGTAATGGGCTTGTACCAAGAAATATCTGCACTGTATCCCTCTTTTAATAAGATACCGCAAGAACATCTGGAAAACATTTCAGAAGTTGTATTTAGTTGGCGAGACGGTGTAGACAGTATTTGTGTTGTCTTTAGAACACCAGAGGCACTACGAGCGATTGCTCCTAATGTACCCTTAAGCATAACGAACCGTAAAGCTAATAGGTATGCTGCAGACTTAGAAAGCATAGGCTCTACTAGAGAAAGATACTATGTTGATGTACCTAGTGATCCTGTAATTAGCATTATGGGCTGGTTCTGTAATAACGGGGTAATAGAACAAGAAAAAGAGTATCGTCGTGCTGGAGAAAGTGTACTTGAAGTAGACAGATATAACGGTGAAGGAGAGATGATCTCCTCTGCAGAGCCAGAAGTTGAGACTTTAGAAAGTGAGTGGCGAGGTAGGCCTGAAGTTCTTACTATAGTAAAGTCTTATCCAGAAGAATCCGCTGGGTTTATTGTACTAAAGAAAACCCTTACAGATCAAACATATATAAGGTTGTATGGAATAAACTAATGACATTACAATCCTCTGGAGCAATTAGTTTAGCTGATATTCGTGCTGAGTTTGATGGTGGCACGGGTGCTATTAGTTTGAATGCTTTTTACAGAGGCGGCTCTAGAGTTCCTACATCTTCAACTACATCTGGTATTTCAGCTTCTGGAGCCATTGACTTTGCAGACTTTTATGGGAAGAGAAATGCTCTAGATGTTACCTATGAGATTATAGGTGGAGGAGGTGGCGGTGGTGCTGGTACTGCAAATAGACCAGCTAATAACGGCTACTATGAACCTAGTGTCCTAGCGGGTGATACTGGTGGCACATCAACAATTAAGCAAGGAACTACTACACTTGTTTCTGCTGCGGGAGGTGTAGCTGGTATAGGCGCAACGACTGCTTACATGTCTGGGCGTGATTACTTTGGTACTAACGGCGCTGCTTCTTATTATGGTTCGGGTGGTGCCAGAGGTCTTGAAAACCAAAATGGTACTGCTGCACCTGATGCATCCTATGGTGCAGGTGGTGGTGGGGCTGGCGGTGACGACTACTCTACCTATGATGAACCCGGATACCCCGGACAAGGTGGAGGTGCGTCTACAAGGCAAACTGGAACTTTGGTAGTTGATGATAACACTACGCTTACTGTTTACGTAGCAGATGGGGGTTTAGGTGGAGATAGTAGTTATGATGGTGGTAAAGGTGCTGGGGGCTACTGTAAATTAACTTACACAAAACAGTCAGGCTCTAACGTAACTAGCTATGCTACAAGAAACTCTACGACTAATAATACTATTGCGTGGTAGGTATAGATGCTAGGCTTTACAGCATTCTCGCAGACTCCTCTCTCACAACCTATTGCCGCTGTTGATGCACTAGCATTCTCAGGCAACGTAAGTGTAACTGGTGTTGTTGAAAACTTTGCAGATGTAGATGCACAGGCTGTGCTTTATATCTCTTCTGCGTATGCTACAAATGTTATTTCTGCCCTTGCTGATGTAGACGCACAAGCCACCACTGTAATTCCTAGTGTTTCACTGTATAGCTACACATCTAACTTTACAGACGTAGATGCTCAGGCTTCCTTCGTATTACAACCTGCTGTATCTACAGGCTTTGCTCAAGACTTTGCTGACGTAGATGCTAAAGCAAATACTAATCTCGGCAATACGAGTGCTACTATAAGTGCCTCTCCGTTTGCAGATGTAGACGCACAAGCTAATACTTCTTTAAGCTCTGTCTATCTTACGCACTACATAAATGAAGCCGTTATATTTAAAGGTCGTGCTAATGTTGTGCTTGTAGGCAACCAGCTATCCCTGTATAATAACCCACTAAGTACTACTACAGTAAAGTTCCCATACGAAGATTACGCAGACCAGTATGACAGACGCCAGACGTTAGTACTCGTAGGCCATCCAACTAATGCTACTGCTTACGTGAGATACGAAAACCCAACATACTACATTGCCGCAGAGACAGTATCACCCGGAGATACCGTCCACATTAAAGAAGAAAATAACATCGTTTACATTAGAGAGCTACCTGAAAGCACAACTGTGGTTATCGCTGCATAGGAATACAAGATGTCTTACAAATGGAATGACAAAGATAAAGATGAAATCGTAGAGCGCAGCGTAGACTGGTCACGCCTGTTAAAGGATGATACGTTGTCTGCCGCTTTGTGGTATATCTATGAGGAAGATGGGGGCAAGACTGAGGTTACTGATGCTTCTGTAGTGAACGGGTTACAGTTCGTAACTGGTACTATCTCTGGTCAAGTTGCTACTGCAATTTTTTCTCTCGGCACAAACAATGTCAGATATACAATTAACTGCAAGATCACCTCTGGTAGGGGTCTTGTATATGAACGCTCTATCTTCCTGCGTATTAAGGAGAAGTAAGAATGCCTGCGTATAACTACTTAGGTCTTGTGAATGACGTAAACAGAAGGCTCAATGAGGTAGAGTTAACTTCGGCTAACTTTGATGGAGCTACTGGTTACTACAGTTTTGCTAAGGATGCAGTCAACTCCGCTGTACGACATATCAATCAGGAAGAGTTTGAGTGGCCGTGGAACCATGTTGAGGAAACAGAGGTTCTAGTTCCGGGTGTTGTGCGTTACAGCTATCCCTATGATGCCAAGACTATTAACTTCAACACCTTCCGCATCCGGCAAGACGATGTTAATGCTAACCAAACACGTAAATTAAAAGTCATGAACTACGAAGAATATCTTGACAAGTACGTGTATAGTGAGTATAACTCTAGTAATAATATAAGAAGTATGCCATCTTACGTTGTGCGTACTCCTAGCAGAGAGCTTATCTTCGTCCCTTCGCCTGATAAAGCCTATGAAGTAGTGTATGAATATTACACATACAGCTTCACTCTTGAGAATGCTACTGACATCCCGACCCTACCAGAGCACTACAGACACGTTATTGTAGACGGTGCTATGTACTACGTTTATCAGTTCCGTGGGGATATGCAGGCAGCTAGCTTTGCTCAGGACAAGTTTGAAGCTGGCATAAAGAACTTACGTAGTTTGCACATTAATAGAACCGAATACCTTAAAGATACAAGAGTTCATTTCTAATGGCTACAGCATGGCAGACATTTCCTATTGAGTTTAAGGGGGGCTTGATTTCTAGCCTTTCCCCTTTACAGCAGGGTATTCAAGCCATTGGTTCTGCCACTATCCTACAAAACTTTGAGCCATCTAAAGAGGGCGGCTACTCAAAGATTAGAGGATACGATAAGTTTGATCCTAATGTCATCTCTGGCACTGGACCTGTACTTGGGGTTAAAGTCGTTGCAGCAGGCGAAGTCTTAGCTGTCCGTAGTGATGGTACTTACAGTAAAGTATATAAAAGCACGGGTGCAGGCTGGACATTAAAAGCTACGTCTGCTCTAAACGGAGCTAAAGTACGGTTCACTGAGTTAAACTTTGGCGCAGGGCATATTATCCTTGGCGTAGACAGTATTAACTATCCCTTTGTATATGATGATACAGCAGATACTGTTACCTATCTTACAACTCCGGCTGACATTCAGGGCGCTTCTCACGTAGTTGTCTTCAAGACTACCGCCTTCTACGCTAAAGGGACTAATCTTTACTTTACTGCGCCTTCTACATACAGCGACTTTACTGCTGCCAATGGTGGTGGTGTTATTAATATAGGCCACCAGATCACAGGCTTAGCTGTATTCCGTGACCAACTGATTGTGTTTAGCAGAAACAGTATCAAGCGTATTATTGGTAGTTCAATCGCTGACTTTGTTGTTGCTCCTATTACGGATCGCATTGGTTGCATTAATGGTGATACTATTCAAGAAGTAGGCGGCGACATTATGTATGTTGCTCCTGATGGTATTAGGCTCTTAAGTGCAACGGATCGTATTGGTGACTTTGGCTTAGATATTCCTTCTGATACTATTGCTAAAGACGCATATAACTTCCTGCAGTCTACTACAAACTTTAGCTCTATTGTTTTACGTGAGAAAGCCCAGTACCGTATCTTTGCATATGTAGCATCTGAGAGGCAGAGTTCTGCTAAAGGACTTCTTGCTACTAAGTTTTCTAGCCAAGGTGCAGGGTCTGTTGCTTGGGCTACTACAAAAGGTATTAAAGCGTACTGCAGCGATAGTAAGTATACAGCAGGCTATGACGAGACAACCATATTTGCTAACGAAGATGGGTATGTCTATGAGCTAGACACAGGCGCTTCTTTTGATGGGGATGTAATTGAGGCCATCTATGAGTCTCCTTATATGGCTATTACTGACCCACAAGCACGTAAGACAGTATACAAACTTACCTTATATGCTGAGCCTTTAGGGGCTATGTCTCTTGATGTAAACCTCAAGTTTGACTTTGGCACAGATACCAATACAGGCGTTATTCAGCCAACTACTTTTAACATCGCAAGTACTGGTAGTGCTATATTTATCTACGGCTCTACTGGTGCAGTGTTTGGCTCTGCTACCTTTGGGGGCGAATTAGATAAACAATACATTAGAAACATTATAGGCTCTGGTAAAACTATAGCTATGCGTATTGAAGATAATTCAACTAACCCTTCATTCACTCTGGACACAGCACTTCTAGAGTTTAGACAGAACGACAGACAGTAAGGACTCATATTATGGCAGGCTACACACGCCAAGACACAGCTAATAATATTGCTAACGGCAACGTTATTGATGCTGATGATTTTGATGCAGAGTACAACACTCTTGAAGATGCATTCAATGCTACTACAGGCCACAAACATGATGGGTCTGCAGGAGAAGGTGCCCCTATCACTAAGGTAGGCCCAGCCCAAGACGTTATTGTGTCTACTACTGCAGTCATTCCAAAGACTACAAACACGCTTGACCTTGGTACAAGCTCTGTGCAGTATAAAGACGCCTTCTTTGATGGTACTGTAAAGACAGACATCCTTACTGTAGACGAGACTTCTACCTTTACTGGTAACGTCACGGCTTCTGCTGATCTTTCTGTAGGGGGAAACCTGACAGTTACAGGTAATGCTACTATTAATGGCAACCTGACTTTTGGCGATGCAGACACAGATACAATTACTATTGGTGCTGATGTTGCCTCTAGTATTATTCCTGATGTAGATAATACATATGATTTAGGCACAAGTGGTAAAGAGTGGCGTAATCTCTATATTGACGGTACAGCTAACATTGACAGCCTTGTAGCTGACACTGCTGATATTAACGCTGGTACTATTGATAATACAGTGATTGGTGGTACACTTGCTTCCGCTATTACTGGTACTACAGTTGCTGCTACTTCTGGCTTTACGGGCAATATTACAGGCAATGTCACTGGTAACGTAACAGGTGCTCTTACTGGTAATGCTTCTACAGCTACTGCATTACAGACTAGCCGTACTATTGCTCTGTCTGGTGACGTTGTAGCTGCAGGTGTTGCATTTAATGGTACGGGCAACATTACTCTGGCTACTACTATTCAGCCTAACTCTGTAGCTTTAGGCACCGACACTACGGGTAACTATGTAGCTACTATTGCAGGCACTGCTAATGAAGTCGAAGTATCTGGTAGCGGCTCTGAAGGTGCTGCTGTTACTGTTGGTCTGCCTAATAGTGTAACCATTACAAACGACCTTACTGTTGGTGGTAATCTTACTGTTAATGGTAGCACTACTACTGTTAACACAACAAACATGGATGTAAAAGATACATTAGTTGCGCTTAATAGTGGTGCGTCTACTAATGCTAATGATGCTGGTATTCTTATTAATAGAGGATCAACTGGCAGTAACGTATTTATGGGGTGGGATGAATCTGCAGATAAGTTTACTGTTAGCACTACTACAGCTACTAGCACAAGTACAGGTAACTTGTCTCTTACTCCAGCTACTTTAGTTGTTTCTACTCTTGAAGGTAACGTAACAGGTAACG